CTAACATGGATAATGATACTACTGTACTTTTGCGTCGTATTTACGATGCTCTTTATGTTTCCCTTGAAAACAATAGCGTTCCTGCTGCTGTGCTCGTGCTTGCTAAGTATCAGTATCAGTCGGCATTCGTCGCGGACCAGGAGATAAACATGTTGGCATGTCTAACTGAGATTATGGTAGAGTGTGAATTTAAATGAGTTACTACGTTTATCTATATCTTGATGAAGATGCAACACCATATTATGTTGGTAAAGGAACTAATAGTAGATGTACTGATTGTCATGGAGATATTCCTATTCCACCAGACAATAGAATTACTAAAATACTAGAAGGTATTGAAGAAAAACATGCTCTGCAAAAAGAAGCAGAGTTGATTACTAAATTCAAACGAATTGAAGATGGTGGAACACTTATGAATAAAGTTGTTCCTACGGGTAAGTCAAGAACTCGTCCCGGTTCATTTTCTGCTAATATGAATCCTGAAACTCTCGATATTTTCAGAGATATGTGTAAATCTAAAGGTCTTCAATATACAAAAATTCTTGAAAAATTTGCAGAGCATTTTATTGAGGTCAAAGGTAATATTGACTTTTTGACTAATAGAGAGTCACTTACTGATAGGATTGAAAAACTTGAAAAATCTGTTTTTGGTGGAGTGTGAATTCAAATGACAAGTATTCCAACTAAAATCGGTATGGCCCTTATTATGGTCTATTGGTTGTCTATGGCTGGTATGGTTGCCAATGCATATTTTCATTATAACTATAATGTATGGAGTGTGAATTTAAATGATTGATGTGAAACTGCTACGAATTGTGACCGGAGAAGAAGTTATTGCAGAACTTCTATCTGAAACAGAAGAAACTATTACAGTACAAAATGGTCTTGCAGTTCTTCCAACAAATAATGGTGTTGGATTTGCTCCATGGGCAACTGTGATTAGTAAAGATGAACCAGAGATTACTATCTCTAAAACTCATCTTGTATATGTTGCAGAAGTCCAAGAGGATGTCTGTAAGAAGTACAATGAAATGTTTGGTAGTAAATTGATTACTCCAGATTCTAAAAAACTAATTGTGTAATTATGAAACAAAAGAAAAGGTGTCAAATTAAGTCCAAGTTCTACTATATCTTTTGGGGAACTGCTACATTAGCAGTTGTTCTGGGACAACTATATGTTGGAACTGGATATCGTGTATTGCATGGTGATATGCAAGAACTATTCAATAAGGTTGATGGAGTTCTTCTTCGTGCGGATGAACCGAACTACCTATGAGTTTTATAAAAACTGACAAAAGTAATTTAGTTGAACCAAGAGTAAAAACTACTCCCCAGAATGTTCAAGAGGCAAATGAAGCACTCTTTCGTGCTAAAATGACATTACCTGCTGCCGCAAAACTTTGTGGCATGACTCATAAAGAAATGAAATTAACCTTCTGGGAATTTTTGAAATACAACAAACCTGATTATGAAATCTCTCAAGACGCCCCTCAGATATCCAGGGGGTAAATCCCGTGCCTGTGTTAAAATGGATGAGTTTATTCCCGATCTAAGGGAGTACAATAATTACCATGAACCATTTCTTGGTGGTGGTAGTGTTGCCATTCACATTACAAAAAAATATCCACACTTAGATATCTGGGTAAATGATTTATATGAACCCCTCTATAATTTTTGGAGAGTTCTACAGGATGATGGATATGAACTTTATAAAAGACTTCAAGAATTAAAGTCTAGATATCCAGATCGTGGATCTGCTAAAAATCTATTTCTTGAGGCAAAAACTGTTGTAAATGATTATGATCAAACCAATTTATTTCGTGCTTGTGCTTTTTACGTTGTTAACAAGTGCTCTTTTTCTGGTCTCACTGAGTCCTCATCCTTTTCTGCCCAAGCATCTGACTCAAACTTCTCAATGCGAGGCATAGAAAAACTGCAAGGATATACAAAAATAATTAAAGATTGGAAAATTACTAATCTTAGTTATGAACAACTCCTCACTGATGATAAGGAGTGCTTTACTTATCTTGATCCCCCATACGATATTAAAAGTAATCTTTATGGGAAAAAGGGAAGTATGCATAACAAATTCAATCATGATGATTTTGCCACTGATTGTGATAGATTTATTGGACCTCAACTCATATCTTATAATTCATCCCAATTAGTCAAAGATCGTTTTCAAGGATGGGAAGTGGGAGAGTTTGATCTTACTTATACGATGAGGTCTGTGGGTGAGTATATGCGTGAGCAAAAAGATAGAAAAGAACTTCTTCTTATGAACTATGATAAGAAGTCAAAAATAAAAACTGTATTTGAAGGGTGTTATAATTTCTCTAAGTTGAAGAAAGAGGGATTAGTATGAATAAATCAATGCGCGAAAAATTAGATAATCTTCGCCAAAGAAAAAACAAAGACTATCAAAATATTGTTTATTACTCATACAAAATGAGTATTCATGAGCATATTAATAATCATGAATTAAAACGTTTGGAACATAGCATTAGATCATTGAGAGAATTTAACAATGAGATATGTGTTTATTTGTTCTGCGATAATCCGGACTTCATCTCTCCCGATTTTTGCTCAAACTATGATGTAAATTTTAGATCTTTTGTGGATGGATTTGACCACGATATGTTAAGTGCTTGGTCAATTCACAGATGGTATAATCTTAAATATTTTGAAGGTAGATCCTGCAATATTCTTTATCTTGATTCTGATACTATTTTTTATGATGATCCTCAGTATCTTTTTGACACCTATTGTCATCGTGATGTGTATGGTAGAGAAGAGTTTGGATTCAGGCATGACCCTAATACAGGTGGCGGCAGGGGCATCAGAGAGTCCTTAGATAAGGTAGATGCTGCCATCTATGATCTAGGGGGGAAGCGTGAGGTTTATAAGTATTGCCTAGGTGTGATATTGATGAATAATAATTTTCACGATCAAATCATTGATCGTCTTGATGAACTCACTAAACTGATGCAACTCTTTAAATTTAGTGAAGAGTTAATGCCAATTCCTAATCCACGAATTGTTGATCAGTATGCTGTGTGGATTATCTTCAGTCGTCTTGAATTGGTTGGTGATATGTTTGCCACTCAAGATGTGACTATGGGATTCAAGGAACAAAAGCACGAAGAATTTTTTAATCCTGTTGTTCTTCATTACACAACAAAAGGTGAGCAGGGACTTGCCGAGTCTGATGAGAAGTATGCTAATCTTATTAGAGATACTGACGAGTTCGGCGCAGAAATAGACCCTTATAGTATGATGTTATCATGACCGAATTAAAAGATTGGCTCAACTCTATCAATCAAACTAAGAAGCATTTGATTGATGAAGACCCCTTGGTTGAAAAAGAATATCCTCCTTATATTGTCAACCGTTGTTTCTCCGGACATCTTGATGCAATTATGTTTGCAAATGAGATGAACAAGTATCATTTTCTTCCAAAGAAGATGCAGTATGATTTTATGCTAAATAGTCTGAGGAAAAAGAAGAGGTTCTCTCCCTGGCTCCGACAAGATAAGATCAAAGATCTTGATTATGTCAAACGTTATTATGGTTATAGTAATGAGAAGGCAAAACAGGCTTTGAAAATTTTAACAAAAGAACAACTTAATTTTATTAAATCAAAATTTGATACTGGAGGAACAAGATGAGTGTGGTTCAAGAGCCTATTGTGAAATGGTCGCCGGAGCAGATGGTTGAAGTGGTTCTTGGAGAACCTGATGACTTTCTCAAAGTAAGAGAAACACTGACAAGAATTGGTGTTGCATCAAGAAAGGAAAAAAAGATTTATCAATCTTGCCATATCCTTCATAAACAAGGTCGTTATTATCTTGTGCATTTTAAAGAACTCTTTGCACTAGATGGTAAACATGCCAATATCACAGTTAATGATGTCCAACGACGTAATCGTATTGCTCAATTACTTGCTGATTGGGGTCTTATTAGCATCGTTAGTGCTGATAAAATACAAGATATTGCTCCACTGAATCAGATTAAGGTTCTTTCTTATAAAGATAAGCAAGACTGGATTCTTGAAACCAAGTATAATATTGGGTCCAAAAAGAAAAAGGTTGAAGAAACCGAATAAAAATCTACGGAGTTCAACACTCCGTTTTTTATGCTTTGTTATAAATAATGATGGATGCCTTCGGGGTCCACAAAACACAAACTCGCTTTTAAAGGAGCTACAATCATGGGAAACCTTGCACGGTATACTGCTGCGGACCTACCTGCGTTGATGGAACGCATAAATAGGAATAGCATAGGAATGGATGAATACTTTGATAGGTTGTTTAATCTCCACGAAACAACGAAGAATTATCCACCATTTAATCTAGTCACGGTCAGCGCAGTAGAATCAAGACTAGAACTTGCACTTGCAGGATTTAAAAAGAAAGAAGTAA